ATACCAGATTGTGTCAGATACCTTAACTTTACATCTTGTTGCTTCTTTTCTTTAGCGATACGTCTTAAAAAAGCATACCAAGTAATTTGTGTAAAGTATGCAAACGCATTTGGTTTGCCTGTTCTGGTTGCTGCTTCAATGTCGTAGTTTTCAATTGCCTTCAAACAATTTTCAACTGCATCCATGACCATCTCTTCGCGATATGTGTAGCGAATAAAATTGGATTTATGAGATAAACCCTCAGCGATTCGTAAGAAACACTGTGCAATATAGTCGGTCACTATTGGGAGTTGTTCTTCGTTTTTCTTTGCTTCTTGAACTGTTTTGACATAGTCCACAACTGCTTGTGAGAAGTCTGCATTGTTAACATAATGGATGCTTGCTCTTTTAGTTCTTGCCATGTTCACTGCCTTTCATCATTATTATATCATATTTCACCATAAAGGTAAAGAAATATATTTTAGTCTTAAATAAAAATATAATTTATTTTATGGCTAGTCAAATGCTGTTTTTTATAGTATAATAGAGCTATCGTTGGGGAAAAGGGGAATACCCATTTTTAATGATATGTCCCACCCTTTGGTTTAAATGAGATAATATTTCCAGGAGTATCTGAATCCATCATGTCACCGTTTTCTTTTAGGATTTTTTCTTGTTCTATTTCTTTAAGTTTATTTTGTACCCAATACCCAAGTTCTTCTTCATCTAAATCTTCAATTTCGTCCATCCATTCATCGAGATTTAAATCTGCTTTATTTGATTCACTTTTCTCAACTTCTCTTATCGCTTTTGCATAATGAACAACCAACGTATTAGAAGGGAGACTTTCGCATATGATATGACCTACATTCATAACAACCAAATCATCTATCTTATCTTGAAAAGAGAGTAACGGTTTAAAAGAGTAATATCTAATTGATGATTCAAAATCTTCGGAAGTAATAATTTTTAATGCTTTTCTGATAACGATACTTCCATCTTCATCCTCATTAGAATCTGTATGGTCTACAACTTCGCAGATAATTTCATCGTTGTTCGTTAACTTGAATTGTTTCAGGTTCATAGATCTACCGTTATTTTTTTGGTTTCGAATTGTTCTTTTTCATAAATTTTAGCACGTTCCCAAGAATGAATCAGGGAGAAATTTTTTCTTTGACCCCAACTAATATCGTCGGATATGTCATAGAGCATAGTTTTCCTATCACTTTTTCTTAACCCTCTTCCGATACTTTGTAGCACACGGATTTGCGATTTACTTGGCGAGGCGAATATGATATTATGTAGGTTCTTAATATTAATTCCTGTAGAGAAAGTTCCTAGTGAAGCAACAGTGATTGAGTCTGACATTTTTTCCACAATGCCTCGTATTGCTTCACGGTCGGAGGTAGCGACATCACCAGACACAAAAAATATTTTGCGATTTTCATCTGCTTTATCCCTTATTAAGTTGTACAAAGGTTTCCCATGCTTTTCCACATAATTATATAGTACCAATGTATTCCCTTTTAAATCGAGAGCAAGATTTCGTATAAAGTTATTTCGTTTCTCGTGACTGACGATAAAGTCAATTTCTTCTTGATATGTTTGTTTACCGAAATCCTTTTTAACTTTATCGCCATAGTTCAGTACGATCCTATTGATAGTCAAAGGAGCGAGTGTATTATCGTCTTGTAATTTTTTGGTAGTTGTTACTCTATAGGTTTTACCGAATAATCCCTGAAGTGTAAGTTCGTGAGTTTGCGAACCATCTAATGTACCAGTAGCACCGAAACGGTATTCTGCTTCGGTACACTTATTCATAATAGACATCAAAGACTTTGATTTAAAACCATGACACTCATCACCGATAACGCAACCGAACTGTTGAAACCAATCTTTTTGTAATCTATGTACACTTTGCCAAGTAGTAATAACGCAGGAAGCATTTTGAATATTTTTATCTTTGCCAGAATAAATTTTGTGCATAGCACCTTCATTCCAACCATAGTTAATGAAGTCTGCGTGCATCTGTTCAACGAGCGAAGTAGTTGGTACGATAATAAGCACTCTACCTGCTTTAGGATAATTAACACCATCAGTTAATCTTTGCAACCAATAACGTATGATTGCATATATAATTAAGGATTTTCCTGATCCTGTTGGACTGAGGAGGATCGCTCTTTTTCTCGTGATCGCCTCGCCAACGCATCCAAACTGATAGGGGCGAAGATCGAAAGGAAGATTAAGACCGTTAAGAAATAACTCAAGATCGTTTCGTGAAATGTTATTGCGATCATCAGGGTCACCATATTTAGTTTTTTCAGACTCAAGTATATAGCCGCGATTTTCAGAAAATTCTTTTAAATGATAAAATAAACCTGCAGGAAGTGTTCGATCTCTTAGTGTAAAAAGTCGTATCTTACCGTCCCACATCCTATTACGAAATGCAGGCATGAACTTATAACCAGGAACATAAAAACTGAAAAATTCATTCAGTTCTTGTGCTATACCTGAATCAGAAGTTATCTCAAGATTTGCGTGGTTTAGTTTCCGGACTCGAATTGTTTCCACTTGATCATATTACCTATCGTTTGATGACGCCAGTTAAGATTATTTATAATCTCTGTTAGCGTCTCAATTACGGTCTTATAATACTGGATCTTTTCCTCTGACTTCTGAATCTCTGGATCAGATTCATAGTAGTATTCCATTTCACCTTTCAGTATTTTAAGACCATTAAACGGGTCTGGATCCCAACCCTTTTCGGATAGTTCCTCTTGTGACATCTTTCCGTTGTAATATAACCACTTGTCTTTCAACAAACCCTTTTGTGCAAACTCTGCACGTTTTAATTGTAGTTTAGTGGTAGAAAGAAGCTCAAGATATTTAGAATGTAACATGGGTGTTACACGTGAGGTCTCATCAAGTTTGGATTGAGATATCTTGCAGTCTTCTGACCACATTTCATGTATTTGTTTTAAGTCGATCATACTATAATTATATCATAAAAAGGAAGAAAAGTAAACAGTTAATTATGAGTAAATACTGCAGCAATCATTTCTAAGGCATTGCTATATGTAACTGTTCCGTTTGAAGATGAAGATGTAGTAATATCTGAGTTAATATCAGAATAATGGAAACTCCGATAATATCTATATCCTTGATTCGAAGGGTTTGTGCCACTAGTAGCATAAGTTGAGGAAGATGTATACGGAGCAAATCCTGATCCTAAAGTTCCGCTCCAACTTCCCCAAGGATTATAACTAATTGCTGCACCAATAACAAAATCATCTGCAGCATGATTAAAACCGGAAAGAGTTCTAGAACCAAAGCCGGAGTTTGTGCTTATTTTTCTTTGAACAGTAGAAGAAATACCATTTGAAGCTCCTATTCTGTAAACTCCTATATGACAGGCATCTATTCCTTCTTGCGAAATATCTACTGTAATAGTCTTAACTCCTGTTGTTCTTGTAAAAGCATGCATTAGATAAACTCGTGATCGGGAATTACCAGCATCATATCGTGCTCCTCCAAATCTACTAGTCACAAGCCCGCTAATTCCTGAATTAAACCTCAAGGTAAAATCATCATCATCACAATTTACTCCAACAGCTACAATAATACAATCATTACCTGTAGCACTAATTAAGCTACCAGTATTAACATTCCATGAGACACTTTCTGCGCCATTTTGGTTATATTTAACGTACTGACCTCTATTTTGTACTGTTACAGCTGGTGGAATAGATGTATCATTTATTGTCACATCTACCGACTGACCTTCAGTAGTGAATGTCATAGTTTGAGCACCCTCGGTAGTTAAATCTGCAGTTGCAGTGATATTAACCGTGGCGCTATTACCAGAAACTGTCAGAACACCAGTTAATCCTTGACTGATATCAGCGGCTTGAATGCCAGTAATAGAATAAGGGAAGGTATCTCCATCCGAATAACCTTCAACCGCTAATGTAAAGGTAACTGTGGATCCTTCATTAACAGAACTTGCGCTGGCTGTAAGAGCACCAATACTCTGGAATGATAAACTAAAATTCTTATTTGCTACTGCTTCGTCTATCTGATCGGAAACCTTAAATGATAATGTAAAGTCACCAGCAACCCCCCCAGCTGATTCTGTTGCTGGTGTGATAGTAAAGACCGATGAATCCTGTGTAACAGTTGTACCAGTAGCTAACATATTACCATCTGATTCAACCGAGTATGATAAAATTGCCGATGGATCATCCGTGTCCGTAGCAGTAATGGTAACAGTTGATGCACTACCATCATCCGCAAGTTCAATTGCACCTGATGGTGATAAAGTTAATGATGGTGACAGGTTCACTGCAGCAACACTATACCAACCACTACCGTCATTCAAATACATTCTGGTATTTGCTTCTACAAAAGCAAGTTGCCCTTCGTCTGCATTTGATGGAAGTGAGTCAAGAGTGCTATAAAAGGTAAATGATGAACTTGCCGGAGATTGTGACAAGACAAATGCAGAGTCTACAATTTGATCTGCAGTGCTGATAATTTGTCCTTCACTGTCAACCTCGTTATCAGTACGACCTAAAAGACGTGATATATCTCTTGCTCTTGTCATTTTTTATCCTGTGTATTAAATAAACGGATATGCACTTCCATCTGAACCATAATCTTGATAACCAATTGCTGTTAAAGTTCCTTGAATTTGAGTAAAGAAGAAGTTTACAGATGAAATTTCAATTGGTGTTGTATTATTTGACGGAGTTAATGTACCTTCTAAAGTTCCATCCACATAGAATTTTATAGTATCAGAACTCCACTGAACTTCAAATGTGTGATAATCTGATTGATCATCAAAATTATAATTTATGTTTTGTGTATCAGTAACAGAACTACTAATAGTTTTAGTTATATATGATTGATATGCACTGCCAGCATACCTAACTCTGTAATAATCTGTTCCATTTGAGTGCTTTAAATCTATATTGCTAGAATTATCTGATGGCCAATCCGCTGTTTTATAGAATACAGCAAACACTCTACCTTCCGATTGTAAAGGTTGACTATCAGAGGGTGTCCATTCTATTTCTGAGGAATGATTATCCCCTGTGTTAAAATAGATATATCCACTATTATTCCACGTGGCGGCTGTACTAGTGTTTGCAAATGTATATTCTGAGCTGCTTGTAGTGTCTGTAGTAAATTCATCAATAAAGTACCTAGATTCAGAAACTGTACCATTAGTGATTGATCCATCTTGAGTGAATTCATAAATTGTATATAAACCAAATGTATGAGTTGTAGGACTACCAGTGGTTGTTATGTTACCTATATCTGAAGTCAGCACTTTTACCAGAACTACACCTGATCCACCATCACCGCCTTTACCAGGAGAAACTCTTTCAGCGCCCCCACCGCCACCGCCAGTGTTTGCTGTTCCATCAGTTGGTGTATACGGCGATGAGTTATTTTGTCCACCATCACCTCCACCACCAGAACCACCTGCACGATAAGATGTATTGGTAGTCCCATTATATACAGCAGCACCACCACCTCCACCGAATACACCATTTACACCAACACCAGTTCCAAATGTAGCACTAAAATCAAACCCAGCACCACCCTGAGATTGAGCACCACCTGCGGAACCCATACCCCCACCACCTTTAGAGTATGTGTTGCTTGTACTTGTACCACCAGCATTACCATATCGAGTTTCAGTGTTAGGATCTAATGCAGATTGCGTAGATGAACCAGCAGCACTTTCATCTGAACCACCACCACCTGAACCACCATCTTGACCAGGAGTATCACTTACACCACCACCTGAATAACCACCACCACCTCCACCGCCTGTTGCAGTGTATCCAAATGCTGATGAATTTCCACCATTAGCACCCTTGTTTGTACCAGCACTTGGCCAAGGAGAACCTGTTCTTCCTGTATAACCTGTTCCTCCATCACCAACAGTTATATTTGTTTTAGTATCTCCTGATAAAGTGACGTTACCTACTAAAAGACCTCCACCGGATCCACCACCACCTCCGTGTGGACTACCACCACCGCCACCACCTCCTCCGACTAATAGAAGAGTTATACCAGTGATATCCGATGCACCAAATGACAAACTAAAATCTTTTGTAGTGGTTGCTATGTTCACACTATCTGTAGTCTTGAATGTCAGAGTAAAGTTACCAGTAACTCCACCACTATCTTCACTCAATGGTGTGATAGTAAAGACCGATGAGTCCTGTGTAACAGTCGCACCAGTTGCCAACATATTACCATCAGATTCAATAGAATAACTTAACTGTGATTCAGGTTGATCTGAGTCAGTTGCTGTAATGGTAACGATTGTTGATGTACCATCAGTGGATAGTGTAACATTACCTGCAGGATCTAGTGTTTGAGTTGG